GCAAGGGATGCGGGCCTGGCGCGCGCGGCAGAGCTGCTCAGTCTCCCAGCCAAGGGAGTGTGGTTGGATGAGAAGCAGTGCGAAATGAGAGTTGCCCCCCCAGTGCCGGTGGCTGATCTCAATGAGCGACGGCTCGTGATCAATCAAATGATGCGTCACGACCCTCTCATGCTCGGGATGCACAAAGTGCTCGAGCTACAGGGGGAAGAACGGGCTCGCTCCTCGCGCGGCTTGGCCATCTCGCGATCGGGCGATGTCATTCCAATTCCTCCGGGAGAAGAACCTCAATTCGACGTCCGTCAGAACAATCGCACCAAATTCCACCACACGGTGCTTGCGTACGTTCGCCGACCCCGAGCTCTCAGGACTCAATACCTCCGGAATGTCGACAAAGTGATCCTCTCACGATCGGAGCTCCCCGCAGCAGACCTGTCGATGCCCTCGAAGCTCTTCAACCGGATTTACTCCGTGAGCAGCAGCTACGCTTATGCCCCAAACCTGCAGGTCCTGATCAACAACACTTTGTACGGAGATGAACGCCTGACATCCTTCCTTTCCCGCGGAGAACCCAAGGATCGGGCGCCGCTGGACCGAAGCGAGGATTCGCGACGGTTCGAGACCCTCGAGGCGTGCGAGCGAGCTTTCGAGCGCTACGTGGATGCCTGCGTGCCCGAGCCCGACGTTTTGGAGCAGCTCTCATCGAATCGCGGCTCATCCTCTGGGAAGCTCTCCCTGCTCCTCAACCGAACGAGCCTTCCGAGCGTGCGGAACGTCTTCTCGATGACTCGGGGTTTGGTCGAGAACCACCTGCAGACGTACTACGACTACGAGGCGCAGAAGGCTCGATCAATCGCCATCACTCTTAGCGGCCGCACGCCTGAGAACCTCATGACTCTCGTCGAGGTCCCGTCTTACGCGGGGGTGGTGTTGACGTACGTGAACAACGAGGCCCTTCACTTCAAGACCACGTGGTGCAAGGACCTCGTGTTGACGAGTGCACCCCCAGCCCTGCTCGAGTTCTGTGACCTGGGCAAGGTCTACGATCCGAACCACATCGACCATCTAGGCATGCCCGAAGCCGCGTCGAGCATCGAGATAGAGGTCGAGTCGGGTCAGCTCGGGTTCCCTCGAGCGCGAACTCTGCGAGTCGTGTGTGGAAAGCTGCATTCTCGAAACCACGTCGACTTGGGTTGGGCTATAGAGAGGCCTTACAAGACCCTAGTCCGGGCGGCGTCTCTGATCGAGATGCGGGGTGAGCTCTATTCCAAATCCTTCCCTCAATTCGAGTGGGGTCGTGCGCAGACCTATGAGGGGGTAGAATATGCTCGGCGCGAGATCATAGTCAACCTGACGGGGTTTGGAGAACAGAGTCAACAGAACTCGATTTCCCAGACCGCACAGAGGTACCTGCACCAGTCGTTGGGGTCCCTTGACAATGACGCCGCTGCGACCCTCAGAAAGCTCGAGGGGATCCGTCTCAGGGGAGTCTCCCGGGTGGCTAGTCACGGCATGATGTCAGTGGTGTATGCTCTCGGCGTGGTTTTACGGTGCGCTCTGGGGCCAGAGGCGCTAACTTCCGGGAATGGTGAGGTGGCCGTGCTCATGCCGGACCTGATGAGAGCCTCGAGCTTGGCGCAGCTGAACGTGAGCTGCTACGCCACGCCCAACCAAATGGCAGTTGAGAAATCGAACTCCACCGCGAGCGAGGCGCTCGACGTCCAGGGGGTCTGGGATAACAACAGCAAGGTCCACCGCCTCGAAGCAGCAATGCCTGCTCTGCGCCATGGGATCTCCGAGAGCACAGCGCGCGAACTTCTGCGCGAATCCGAATCCCAGGATTGGAAGAGCGCGAGCCACCTAGCAAAATGGGTGCGAGCCAACCCTTCTCTGGTCGAAGAGAATGTTCGTAACATCAGCACACTCAAGCGCGGGACCCAACTCGTTAGTTGCGTTTTCTTCGAGACGCTAGCTCATGTGCTCTTGCGATTAGAGGTGGGATCCCTGGACTCCTTAGAGGTCCTCAGCGGGCAATCATTAAGCGACTTCTTCACGACGAAGGGCTCATTCCGATCGAAGGACTACGTCCCCATTCCTGGACGCGTCACCAGCGTCGAGCCCCTCCGCAAGGCAGCAGCCATCGCGCGCGTTCTAGCGGATATGACGGGCCACCACGACGCGGACACTCAGACTCGCGACTTAGCCCGCACGGCCACGCAGCGTCCGGACCGTCTAGTGGATCTCTACCAAGTGAATCTTGCAGTGGAAACGGGGCTGCTCAAGTCCATCCCGATCGGCAAGGGGACTGACAAGGACGCCCCTGGGAAGAATCGAGAGATCACCACCTTAGAGGCCGTGTTCGGACTGCAATGTGTCTCCTTGGAGAGAATTCACATGAGTCTGAGCAAGGCAGTCCCTGAGGACCTCATCCTGACTCGCGACAAAGAACAAGTGCTCACAACCAAATTGAACCGCGCCCAACTGAGCAAGCGCAGCGAGGACTCGGTGCGCACTTATTACATCAATCGCGACATGAGTGCGCACGGGCCGACTCACAAATCCTGCTCCAGCGCGGTAACGGTCTGTCTTCTAGCGCCGAACCGCGCCACCCTTCGATTCGCCCTCGAGGTCGTGGACCAGTCCCTTCGCAAGAAATGGCTATACCCCGACAATCTTGTCTCGCAAGCCCTGGGCTCGGAACGTCAATACGATGCTC